AGCATAGGGAGCGTTTTGATCAGCTTTCCAGCAGAGCCGCAAATAATTATGGGCACCCAAAATGATGAGCGCCTTCGCCGTCGCGCTGGACGCGCTCTTTGCGGATAGTAATCTCGCGCGAGAGGCAGTCTACACGCCCGAGGGCTACGCTCCGGTTCCCATCCGCGTGATCACCAGGCGCGCGGACGACGTCTCCGGCTTCGGCGACGCGCGGATCTGGTCGGAGACCACGCGCATCGATCTGCGCGTGGCCGAGGTGTCAAACCCTCGTCCCGGCGACCGTGTCGAGATGGATGGCGAGGCGTTTCTTATTCAGGGCGAGCCGGTCCGTGACCGTGAGCGGCTCGTCTGGACCATCGACCTGCGGCCTGCGTGATCCCCATGAAGCTGAAACTCGACATCACCCCCGATCTCGCCACAATGATGGCCGCAGAAATCAGGGCGGGCGAAAAGGCGGTCACGGCGGCCACGCGCGAAGCTGGGACCAGCCTCAAGACCGCATGGCGTGGGCAGATCGCCGGCGCAGGGCTGGGGCAGCGGCTGGCGCGCACGATCCGGTCCGAGCAGTATCCGAAGGGCCAGCCCAGCCTGAACGCCGCAGCCCTCGTCTGGTCAAAGGCGCCCGACATCGTCAGCGCCCATGATACCGGCCCGCTGATCCGCTCGCGCAACGGCTTTTGGCTGACGATCCCGACTGCAGCCGCCGGCAAGTCCCGCCGCGGCGGCCGGATCACCACGGTCGAGTGGGAGCGCCGCACGGGTCTGCGCCTCCGGTTCATCTACCGCCGGTCCGGCCCGAGCCTGCTTGTCGCCGAGGGGCGGCTGAACAAGGGCGGGCGTGCGGTGGCGTCACGCTCGAAAACCGGGCGGGGCCTGACCACCGTGCCGATCTTCCTGCTGGTGCCACAGGTCAAGCTGCCCAAGCGGCTGGATCTCGACCGGGATACCGCGCGGGCGCATGACAGCCTGCCAGGGCTGATCGTTGCGAACTGGCTCGGATCGAAATCAATACCGTAGTCTGGTGAGCGAACTCATCGAAAGTGTGCCTTTCGCTTGCTCCGACCCGTCGCGGATCGGCGGATCACCTAGGGAGAGCTTCACTAGTAGCGTCTTGAACGTCTTGTGCTTGTACGAACCAACTCACAAAGTAACAACGGTATCAAGAAAGGAAGGTCACACGTTACTCTTTTTCATCATCTCCACCTAGGCGCTTGAGCTTCGCCTGCAATTGTTTCTTCCGAGCAATTTGAAGCACCGATGTGGCGAGAACGCCGGCCACAAACCCAAAGACACCCAACGAAGGTGCAACCTTTTCTATCAGCTCAACTATCGACACAGTGGCCAATCCGGAGCGCAATACCTCTACTGCGAGGCCCGCTAGTATCGCTGTTCCAGTGCTTGCTCCTACAATAGCCAGTGGGGAAGGTACATTGAGCGCCAGCGCTCTTCCCCATGGGGTTTGACGTGAGCCGATTGCTTCTTCGAGGTTGCCGCGCATGTTTGATCGAATGCCGTCAATAACTAGAGACTTTTCATTTGCACCGGCATCTCTGATGTTTATGTAGTTCGACCAAGCGCCTTGCCTTTGGTGCATCACCCAATGAAGTACACTGTCTTCAACACCAAAAATCTTTAGGAAGCCTAAATAGCGGCGGTAGGGTCCACGCCACCTTTCGTTCATCCCCTCTCTGATCTTTCGTCCAATGCTTTTGAAAATGTGATCGCAACGAATTGGATCGAGTTCCTTTCGCATTTCTTCTTGAACTTCGCGTCTGGCTTGATCCATTGAAATTGGCAGGTCATATTCGATGTGAAGATACGCCATCGCTGCCAAATCAAAAAGATCTTGACCGTTGCGTTGATACAAATAAGCGAGGAATTTACGCTCTTCATTTTCCCAATCATCAAATCGTTCCCTAAAAAGAACGATCATGCGTTCAACCCAAGCTCGCTCAACTTCTGTTAAGTCATCATTTTCGTTCAGGAAGTCCCGCATTTCTTTCGTGATGAAATCATAGAGGACGACGAAATTCTTGGTTCGCTCTTTATGCTCTTCGGAAAAATCGTTCATTCTTCGGTCCTCCGGTCATAGCATCATCTCGCTGAAGTTATCGCCATGCGTTTGCCGACTCCAGCGGGTAGCCGAATGTCCGCGTGAACTAAAGTGAAATAGCAAGCCGCCACGAGGGTCGTCTTGAATGCCCACCCCACCCACCGGAGCCCTCCATGCCCTCGACCCGCGAGACGATCCTTGCTGCGCTGACGGCGCAGCTGGTCGCGCGCGCGGGCGCGGAAGTGCGGCGCAACGCGACGCTTCCCGAACGGGTGCCGGCCGAGGGTCTGGTAATCCTGCGCGACGGCAACCCCGGCGAGCCGGATGTGACGCTGAGCCCGTGGCGGGCCTATTACCGGCACCGCGTGGAGATCGAGGCGTTCATGCCGCCGGGCGCGGCGGAAGCGGCGCTCGACGCGCTCTTGGCCCGCATCGGGGCCGCGCTGGCGCATGACGACAGCCTCGGCGGGCGGGTCGAGCTGATGACACCGGCCGCGCCGGAACTGCAGCCGGTCCCGGTAGAGGGTGGCGCGCCGTTTCTGGCGGCCGCGCTGGCGATCACGCTGGAATACCAGGTCAGCGATCCGCTGAGCGGGTGAGCGCGCCCGACGGTGCGTATCTCGAGACATCAAATCTGAACATCACAGGAGGACCAGCATGGGCAAGCAACGCGCCTATGGCGCCGATGCCACACTCAGGGCGGTGCGCGAGACGCAGTATGGTGGGGCCACGACCGGCCCGGTGCGGGCGCTCGACTTCAAGACCGCAGATCTGTCGGCGAGCATCCCGCTCGGCGACGACCCGCTTCTGGGGCGCGGGCGCAACGCGCAGGACCCGTATCGCGGGCTGGTCACCGACGAGGGCCAGCTGGAGATCCCGTTCGATCTGCAGGGCACCGGCTGGTGGATGACGGCGCTGTTCGGCGATCCCGAGACCACGCCGCAGGCGGCGACGGGGCGGATCACCTTCGCGGACACTCCCGCACCCGGCGACACGCTCACGCTGAACGGCGTGGCCTGGACCCTTGTTGCGGGGGTTGCGGCCGGCGACGAGACCGAGATCGGCGCCACGCTCGCCGACACGCTCACCGCACTGGCCGCGGATCTCAACGCCGCCACCGATCCCGCCATCGCGGTGGCGAGCTATGCGGTGGAGGACGACACGGCGCTGGTGATCACCCATGATGCCACCGGCCCGGACGGCAACGCTTTCACGCTCGACGCCTCGGCCGCGCAGCGGTCGGCCCCCACACTCACCGGCGGCGGATACCGCCATGTCTGGCGCAGCGGGGCCGACAGCATCCCGTCCTTCCTGATCGAGATCGGGCATCCCAAGCTCACCACCCCGGTCTTTTTTCGCCACGCCGGCGCTGTGCTGGAGGAGCTGTCGTTTCAGATGGGTCAGGAGGGCCCGGCCAACGCCACCGTTTCGGTGGTCGCTCAGGGCGAGGAGACCGCGAGTGCGACGCTGGACGCAAACCCCGCCGCCTTTGCGCTGCGCCGCTTCAGCCAGGGACGCGGGCGCATTCTGCGCGCAGGCACACCGCTGGCGGGGGTCACGGCCGGATCGCTGACCTTCTCCAACGGCATCGAGCGGGTGCGGTCGATCCGCGAGGATGGCCGCATCGATGGCGCCGATCCCACCCTCGCCACCTGCGAGGGCTCGCTGACCGTGCGCTTCGATGGCGAGACGCTGATGGCCGAGGCCGCCAGCGGCGATCCGGTGGCGCTGGTCTACGGCTTCGCGATGGCCGAGGGCTACGCGCTCAGCTTCACGCTACCGCGCGTCTACCTGCCCAAGCCCAAATATTCGATCACCGGCCCGGCCGGGGTCGAGGCGAGTTTCGACTGGCGTGCCGCCGCCGATGCGACCGGCGTGATGCTCGAGGTCGCGCTTCTGAATGATGTGCCAACCCATGGAGAGCCCTGATGATCCGTCTCGACCTGATTGCCGCCCCCGACTGGCTCGATCTCGGCCACGGCGTGCAGCTGCGCGTGGCGCCCATAACCACCTCGCTGATGAACCGGGCCCGCGAGGAGCCGATCCTCGCGGATCTGCCGGAAGAGGCCAGCGCGAACCGGCGCGGCATCGCGCTCGCGAAGGCGCTGGCGCGGGTCGCCGTGGATGACTGGGCCGGCGTGCATGATGCCACCGACGCGCCGGCCGAACTCACCCCCGAAGGGCTCGACGCGCTGCTGGAGATCGTGCCGATCTTTGAGGCGTTCCAGCTGCGCTACGTGGCGCCGGGCCTGCATCTGGAACAGGAAAAAAACGCTTCAGCGCCCTTGCCGAGTGGCACTTCGGCGGGGGCGCGCAATACTGCAACAACTGCCCGCAAATCTGCGAAGCCTGCCCGGCGCGGCAAAACGCGCCGCTGACGCGCGAGGGCGCGCTGGCCTGGGATGTCGCATGCCGGGCCACCGGCCAGCTGCGCGTCGCCGAGGGCGCGGTGCTCGGCTGGGACATGGGCGCGGTGCTGGCCATGGCCACAGCTGCCGGG